ATGTTTTACTTTGATAAAGACCACCCAAATATTCTGTATATAGATCGCCGGCGCGAAACTGTCGAGATGAAAGACAGAGACAAAATCAGAACACTAGAAATCAACCCAGACCTAGTTCTGGACTTTACCGATATGAAGTTTCCTGATGAATGTTTTAGTTTCGTCGTTTTCGACCCGCCCCACCTCATCAGCTGCGGCAAGAATAGCTGGCTCGCCAAGAAATATGGCAAGCTCGAAAAAGATACTTGGCGTGAAACACTGGGCAAAGGCTTGAGCGAATGTCTACGCGTCGTCAAACCTGGTTGCGTCGTCGCTATGAAGTGGAGCGAGCGTGATATTAAAACCACTGAATTACTAAAGATATTGCCTCAAAAACCAGCTTTCGGCGACAAATCTGGAATGACGCGGTGGCTGTTTTTTGTGAAAGGAGTTGAAGATAATGGATAGATGTGGATTCCTTACTCTTAGACTATTCGTTTACTTTGTAGCTATGACGATAGTAGGGTTGTCCTTACGATATTCTGATGTTGGAGTAGCTTTAATGACATTTGCTGCATTTTTAGGTTTTTGGAGCGTGTCAGCAGGGGTTAGAGAGTATAGCGACAGTCTGATAGAAGAACGATGGAAAATATTCAAACCTGGTATATTGGAGATAATATTGATCGTATTGTTCATTGGTTGGTTTGCCTTTATAAATAGCCTGCATTTTGAACATAAGCGTCCAGAGCAAATAGAACAAGAGCATCAGAATCGCTGCAAGCAGTTGTATGGAACCGAAGCCGGAACGTTTACGAAGCGCGAACGTTCGGGTATATATCGCTATTGTTACGACGCTAATGGCGACGTAAAGGTGTTTCATTAAAGATAAAAGAGAGGTTAAATATGAGTACTAAAATATCCAACCAAGACCAAAAATGGCTAGACAAAGTCACCAAATTATCAGAAGAAGGCATATCGATAGCAAAACGCTCAAGCATGGAATCTGCCGAATATGTAGACCTATTACTAAGCAACTTTGATGATAAGAGTTACTGTCAAATGGCAATCGACCAGCATGCGGTAGAAGCAGCTATCGGACAATACTTTGCCGACGTTATTGCTCCTATCTTTTTCGATATGCAAAAGGTGCTACGGAAGAAAACTAAGATGAGTAAGAATAACGCCGAAACATGTGCCAGAATACATGTAGGACGATTTATTCGCAATATTACTAAGGAGTTGAATAAGAGAAATGGCGAAGAATGAATTAAAACCATCCATCCAGTGCAACAAGTGCCATAAGCGTATAAAATACGACCGCTACTATGGTTATAGTCACTATTGCAGTGGACGCGTGAAAGATATTTATAGAGCTGCACGTAAAAGACTGCGCTCTGTAAACTCCCTTCAAAATCGTGATGCCCAAATTTTTGGAATGCATGATATTGCCGACGATTTAAACTCTGCGAGCGTAGTGTACAACCCAGAAGCCGATAAACGATTGAGAAAGGAAACTGAAATGAAGAAAACTGTAACAGACCTCCCTACGCCAGAAGAGGTTACCCGAATCACTGCAACTTTAGATTTAGCGAACAAACTAGATAACGCTGCGATTGCTAAATTAAGCAACTCCAAAAGCAAAAACTCTACACCAAAAATTGGCGAACTGTGCGGCATGGATTTGCTGATTGATCTGTCCGATGCACCAGAGGAAGCGAAATATGAGCTGTATTTTAAGGCGCGGACTGCGCTTGAGAAAATAGCGTCCGAATAACTGGCAATTTCCTTCCTATAATAGTATTATTTCACCTTGCATCGCGCGGTGAATTAGATGAAAGTCATAAAAATGAATAAAAAATAGAAAAAATGTTGGAGAATCTGAAAAACTCGTGATATGGTGAATATGTAATAGCCACGAGCGGTAATGCCGCAGTAGGCTCGCAGAGAAATCTGGGGGCTTTTTATTTTGGAAAAGAAATTATTCAATAAGCGGCTACACGAGTTGAGTACCGGAGAAAAAGTTGAGGTGCGGCATATTGTCGAGTTTGTCGAGGAGCAGCGACTGCCGGTAGATGGTTTTAGAAAAATAGGTAGAATATGCGGTTTCCCGCTAATCGTAGATTTATCTGGTTTAGTGCCAGATGAAATAGACAAGACGCAGTCTAGAATTAAAGCGATAATTGACGAGTTTATAAATGAACCTCTCCGCAATAAGACAGGCTACAAAAAATAAAATTGCCGAAGCTAGAGCTCGTAAAAAACAGCGTTGCATTAAATACAACGACACCTGTGAGCATGACTGGCAGAGATTTAAGCAGACTATTAAGCCGGAGCGAACCGCTGAACAAATTAAGCAAAGCATGGGCTATAAAGGTGAGCGTGCTTATTTCATCGTAGCCGCTTGCATGAAGTGCCATAAGAAGCGGTGTATTGAGTTGGTGGTTGAGCGGTAGTAAAAATAACCACCCGAGAGTGGTTATTTTTCTCGCTAGTATCCAAACTAACAGATTTTTGAAAACGCGGTCCGAAATATAGACAGGATGCTCGTTTTTGTGTATTATGAAAAATACAGCACCCCCAGCTGGTATTTTTAATGATACTAGGGGGTATTTTCTTTTGGCTGAGCAAAATGGAAAACATGCAGGCGGACGACCTCTGAAATTTGCGACGGTTAAAGAGCTTGAACGCAAGATCAAGGCGTATTTTAAGTATTGCGACCCGCACATTGAGACAGTGAAAGTTTTGCAGCAACCGCTGGTTGAGAATGAAAAAGGGCGCATGGTTGAAGACATGGACGCTGAGCCAATTGTTGTGAAGAAAAAGCGTGTGTCTGAGCAGCGTCCGTACACGATAACGGGGCTAGCTCTTTTTTTGGGAACTACAAGACAAACGCTACTTGATTACGAAGAGCGCGACGAGTTTTCTGACACTATAAAAGCGGCAAAGCTGAAAATTGAGTCGTTTGCCGAAGAACGGCTGTATTCGAGTAAAGGTTCGGTTGCTGGCACGATATTTTCATTGTCTAATAATTTTGGCTGGAAAAATAAAGTCGAGCAAGAGAATAGCGGCGAGTCGAAATTGGTTATCGAAACGCGCCACCATGCAGACGAGGAGACGGATGACGATAATTAAACTGCCGCACATCTACCGTGCGCGCGACTATCAGAAGGATTTTTGGGATGCGTTACACGGCGAAGGGAAGCATAAGGGTAAAAAGTATTGGCTATTTGTACTAATATGGCATCGCCGCGGCGGCAAGGACTTAACGAGTTGGAACGCGGCGATTGAGCATGGCGCAGAGAATGTCGAGACGATTAAATATGGTTTTCCAACTGGCGATATGGCGCGCGACAACCTATGGGAATCGGTGACCAACAATGGCTTAGCATTCACTGATTTCATACCGATGGCTTTACGCGAACGCAAGCATAGGCGTGACAATGGACTTAACGATAGTCTGAAGCGAGTAAATTTCATAAACGGCACATCACTCCGTGTGATGTCGTTTTTTAAGCCCGGACGTGCTCGTGGAGGTAACAGTAAGCTATTTGTACTGTCTGAAATCCAAATGCATGACCCGCGAATCATCGATATCATCGAGCCGATCGTTCAAGCGAACGGCGGTATAGTTATTGTCAATGGTACGGCGAATGGCGATAGTTGGCTGAAGTATATGCTTGAAAACTGGAAGAACGACCCAGGCGTATACGTCTCAGTGCTGACAGTAGACGACACCAATGTATTTACGCCTGAGCAGATGGTTAAAATCCGCCAACGAACAATCGAACGATTTTTGGCGCGCGGTCAATCTGAAGAGGAAGCAAACGCTTTCGTCGACCAGGAGTACTACTGTTCATTTGAAGCACCGGTATCTGGCGCATACTTTGGCGGCGGTATGCGTCGTGCTGAGAATGAGAATCGAATACGCGACGTACCATATGATCCATTGCTGCGCGTTAACACATATTGGGACTTAGGAATCGATGACAGTATGTCAATATGGTTTGTCCAGCTCTATGCGAATGAGATACGAGTAATCGATTATTACGAGAACTCAGGGGAGGGTTTGCCATTCTATTTTGCTGAACTAGATAAGCGAGGCTACGTATATGGCGAGCACTACGCACCGCATGACATTGAAGTGCGCGAGCTATCGAGCGGTATGAGCCGAAAGGAAACAGCGATGAAGCTTGGCATTAACTTCAAGACCGTGCCGAAGCCAAACAAGAAAGAGGAAGCAATCGATGCAATCCGCACAATCCTGCCGCGCTGCTACTTCGATAAAACAAAATGCGACCGAGGTATTAAAGCCCTGAAGTCATATCACAAAACATGGAATGAGAAGATGATGCGCTACGAGAATGAGCCGGTGCACGATTGGTCAAGCCATGCTACCGACGCATTCTCTACCTTAGCCCTGACAGACCCCCGTGCTCTAACGAATAGAGCCCCGATACGACGCCCTCAAAAACGACTAAACATGATGACAAGGAGGTAAAACCATGAGTAGTACAGAAGCACCGGTAGAGTTTGGTAAGCGAATCATCACAGAATCGTACTACGACAATAAGCTGCGGTCGGTGAAGGTGACACAGACTGAATCGCTGGATGCGCTTGACTCACTGCATGCGCAGGAAATTGCCGTTAAAAAGGTGATGGATTTAATCAGAGCAGGTGTAGCTGAAGATGCTATTGATGTTCACTATGATATTGATAACATCACGAAAGAAGTGAAACGCGTGCATATCACGTACACCATCATGAAACAGCACACGAATACATAAACATAAGTGTTGCTATAGCGATGAGAATGTAGTATACTACCGGTATACGAACGCCGCCCCGACGTGGGAGTGTTCCGAAAGGAATATTTCTACCAGTGTCGGCGTTTTTGCTTGAAGATGAATTATCGGACTCACTCGAAGCCTCAAAGAAGTGGTCTGATACGTGGTTTGAACCATTCGACGAGTACGAACGGCTCGATGGCAACCAGCCAAGCCCCGAACTCCCTGAGCACTATCCAAAAGTCACTGACGGTACTGCAAGCGGTTTAGGCGAAGAAGAGGTAATGCGCGTATGGGGTCAACTGCAGACCGGACGCGTCGTATCATCACCGCTTGATGGCGCAGACTTTGCTGAGTGGAAGACGGCGGTTGTCGACACCTACTGGGTAAATAAAATAATCCCGAATGCGAACACTGACGCTAAATTCTTTGAAAAAGTAAAGCTTGCCGATGAGAAGTCCGGCTTATACGGCTCGCAACCGCTCTTTGTATTTCCGATCAGCAATGAGGATTACACCGGCTCCGACTTTGTATTGCCATACATCCGTGATGTGAAGCTTGAACCAGGAAAGCCTACCGATAGAAGCTGTAGTTATATTTGGTTGGCACGCCACTATACGAAGCTAGCACTGCGTAGAATTATTGAACAAGTAAAAGGCGTGAAAGGTCACGCTGGCTGGAATCTCAAGATATTGCAAGACATTGTGGATAGCGATGTATTTTCGGCGCGCACCGATGATTTGCCGCGCGACTTAAAAGCTCAAGTAGATATGGGTAAAACGGTAACGTTCTATACGTGCTTTCAACGCGGATACAATGCGCCATGGTACACGATATATCCGGATAGCTCGAACGATAAGATTGTCCGCAGGCAAACTAATACCGATATTGCTGGCGACTTACCAATATTTTTCAAGTATCGCAAAATCAACATGGTTAATCCATATGGCGTAAGCCGCTATGAGAAGATCGGTCCCGGGCAGAACATGCTCGATTTCATGAAAGCCGCAAACGCGTATGGAATTCAGCAGGCGCTCGACCCGGCAGTGCAAGTAGCCGGCGATACGCAAAACGATCCAAACCTCGACCTTGACTCGCTCGTCGTTAGTCCAGGTAATCTCATGTTTACCGGTAACGCCCAAATAGACTGGTTTACTCCCGATAAGACAATCCTCCAAGCATTCCCAACCCTAATCGGCTCGTACAAGACTGACATTATGAATCTCATCGGTACAAACGATGGCTCGGTATCTGCAGCAGACAGCGGCAACACGCAGTACTCGAAGGTGCCGGCAAGTATACGACAGCAGGCTGAACGCCGAAGCGCACGCGACAATGCGCAGCGTCAGGCAGCAGACGACATGATGGCAACGCTTGCGAAGTTGATGATCAATATCGCAATACAGAACAGTGACGGTTCGGACGCTATCAATATCACTGAGGAGCAAGGCGATAAACTACGTGCTGCTGGCTATGACGTACCGGAAGGTAAGGCAGAGATATTAGCA